CTCGGTGATTATGTTGTTTCTCACAAGCGAGTGGGGTTTCGTGACGACGCGAAGCCGGGGGTTCTGGGGCGCCCACAGGCGCCCCAAGGTAGCAAATTTCAAGACGATGCTACCTAGGCGGTTACCTCTGTGGAGGACGATTTTACGTATTCTCTGTTCGACTATTGTGTTTTCTTCTTGCCAAATAATCCTTTGATCAACGCCCAGCCCTTCTCGATGACCTTTAAGGGGCCACCAATTACGGGCATGTTCGTCAATACATCATTGACCTTGCCAAGGATACTCCGACCTGCTGGGATCGAACCACCCCCTTGTGCTATGTTCTCCTGTTCCTTAGGTGTTGTTGGGATGCCGGACACGAGTGAATGGAATGCTTCCAGATGCTCATTCGTCAAACTAGTTTGACCCTCAGCTGTTGATGCCAAGAGTGAACCAGTGACGGGAATGAGATCATACTCCAACGTGAAATACAGTGTCCCAACCGTGAGATTGGGCGATGCTGCAGTGCACGTGAGGTAGAAAGTGTTCCACCCATTCGCGAATTCCGATGCATCCGTGTTGCCGGGTGCTGGAAGACTGATGGGGTGTGGTCGAGCCGCGATCTTTGAGTCCAAAATCGTTAGCGTGTTTTCCCATGGTTCCGTGACTCCATAGAAATCTGATTTCAATCCATTAAACACTGAGCCATTGAGTCCTGAAGTGCCGAACTGTGGCTGTGATTGCTGAAGCAGATCCTGAATAGGTCGCGGGAGCTTGAAACGTGTGGATTTGTCCTATCTGCCCAGAATTGGCGAACCCGGAAACTGCTGGTACATACCGAATATGACAGCGTTTGATCATGTACTGACTTTGACTCCCACCATTGCTGGTGAGAGTTGTGATCAGTCCAAACAAACTGCCGAAATTGTTCGGAATGCCCCATGATGTGATGGTGTTTCCGGTGAACGTCATGCCTGAGTTGGACGGTATGCCGTTACCAGCTGCCGCTACCGCTGAAATCAGGGAGGACGAGAAGCAATTGTTGAGGACATTGAGGTCTAGGAAAATACCGCTGCAACCGGTATTATCGGTTACGAGCTGCACTGACCCGGACGCATGCAAGCCTACTGCATCCGACCGAAACGTAGGCAGTACCTTCGACGGACTCCGCAAGGCATGTACGACCCGCGCAGAAGCGTCAGGAGACAACTGGCCCTTATCACCATGAGCAACGTGAGAAACCCACGCGTGCTCCGGTTTCTGGGAACC